CATCGGCCGCAGCGATCGGAGTGAGGCGCCGACGTGCACGATCTGCCGGCAGGCGCTCGAGGCGCGCAACGCGCGCGACGCGAAAACCGGCCCCTGGTGGGAGGACTACGAGACGAAGGAGCCGCGCTGATGGCGTTACTCGGGCTGTTGTGGTGGATCGACCGCTGGCGGAAGAGCTCGGCCTACATGGATATGACGCTCGCGGAACAAGGCGCGTACCGCAATCTGCTCGATGAGGCCCACTTGCGGGGCGGCGTGTTGCCGCTCGCGGAGCGCGTGCTCGCGAAGGCGTCCGGCGACGCGGTCGCCTGGCCGCGGGTCCGCGCCGCGGTCCTGGCGCATTTCACCAAACGCCCCGACGGGTACCACAACGCGACCCTCCAAGCCGTGCTCAAACAGTCCGAACGCCGGGCCGAAAATCAGCGGAACTACCGGCGCCGCCGCCATAACGAACCCAATAACGGACACGGTAACGCGGTCGGTAACAACCCCGATAACCAACCCGCTTCTCCGGATCCGGATCCTAGATCTAACGCTAGTCCTATTACTGAGAGAGCGCCGCGGCGCGCGCTCCGCGCGCGACCGCAAGCGAACGGGGATCGTACTAGAGACAGCCGTGCTTGAGAGTGACAGCGCCGCCTTCGAGACCGCCTTGAAGCGGCTCTCAGGCGGCTTGCAACGGAAGTGGAAGCCGGATGAATGGCGAGGGACTGTGGAGATTTACTTTGACGCCCTGAAACACGCCGACCTGGCCGACGTCCTCTCGGCCATTCCGGTCCTCCAGGCCCGGTCCCGCTGGCCGAAAGTCGGCGACTGGATCGCGCTCTTGCCGAAGCCGATCGTGCCGACCGGCGAGCGCGTCATGCGCCCGCCGGAAGCGGCGGAGTACCTCCGCGCGCACCGGTTGCACTGGCAGGACGACCCCTGCGGCTGCCGCGACTGCTTCCAGGCCGGCGTCAGCGACAAGCCGCTGCGGTTCGTGCCGGACTTTCTCGCCGACGACACGGAAGCGCGCGCGTACCACCCGACGTTCGGGCGCGTCGTGACGACGGGGCACTGGGCGCACGGCGACGAGCTGCGCCGCTGGTACGTCGCGAAGGCGGCCTTCATGGCGTCGGCGCCGGCGCCGTACCGGCGCGCGCTGCAGCTCGTGACGCGGGACGTGGGCGAGGAAGGGTAAGGCCGATGCCGCTCAGTGCCAAGGCCCGCCGGCACGTGGAAGCCTTCGACCGCACGGCCGTCGAACTGTTCGACAGTCCCGAGCCGCGCGTCTGGCTCTGCGTGGGAGAAGCCGAAGCGCACGCCCTCGTGCGCGGACAGGTCCCGCTGTCCGTGGTCGAGCAGGCCCGCATGGTCTGCGACCAGGACTGGCCGCGACCCCGGCGAGGGGCCCGATGACCCGGCTCGAAGCGCGGATCCGGGCCGGCGCGATCTGGGGCCACGACCGGATCGTGCACCTCACGCTCCGCGAGGACGGCGGCGCCGACGTCGAACTCAAACCGACGCCGCGGACATCGCCCGATGGCGACGGCCTCGGCGCGCGCGAATGGGGCTACACCTACCATGTCCTGGACGCCGAGGGTCATCCGATCTGCCACGCCGCCTGCCAACCGGACCCGAAGGACCGCTGATGGATAACCTTCGCATCGTGGAAGTTCAGCGGATTCGCGACGACCTCGCGCGGACGAAGGACGTCCTCGGCACCCTGATCGCGTGGATGGCGCAGTCGGCCAATAGTCCGATCCGCGCGGATGAAGCCGAGCAGTTACTGCGGCGGTTAGTCGACCCGAAGGACCGCTGATGCCTCAGGTCCACGAGAAGATCCGCGTAAAGGGATCGGAAAAAGTCTTTAAGAGCGGCCGGCCGGGACGGTGCGGAAAGGCGCGCCTCGAGCGGCGCGTGCACGCGCTCCTGCTCGCCGCGCATCGCCTCGGCCGTAAAGGCCCGCCCTCGGCCGATACGCAGTACGCCGCGCGTCTCATCGCCACCCTGCAGTTGTTTCTCACGGAAGCGACGCCGTGACGCTGAGTCAACTGCTCACGCTGATCGCGGTGTTCGCCCTGTTGTGGGTGATCCTCGCCGGCCTCATTTGGTGGTGGGCCCGCTGATGCCGATGGCCCCGCCTCGCGTCTGTGCGACGTGTGGCACGCCTGGGTGTACGCCTCGGCACCATGTCACGCGCATTCGTGGACGGAAGCTCCAACAGTTGCGGATGCAGTTACTGCGACGTCAGCCCACGTGTGCCCATTGTGGGGCCGTGGAATACGAACTGTTTCGCGACCACATCGTCCCCGTCGGCGCAGGCGGACCGGACGTGGAGTCGAATACGCAAGCGCTCTGTGCCCGCTGTCACGACCGCAAAACCAAGGCAGATGCAAAAAATCATTATGTGCGTCGATAGCCTCGAGACGGGGGGGCGTGGTTTTGTTGCGCTAAGTGAGGCACAGGAAACCCCCGAGCCAACGCGCAGCTTTTGGCTACCTGACCGATGCCTGACCCGGCCGTAACCCCGGCGAAACGGGATCGTCGGGGGGCCTGGCAGGTCCGGCAACCTGGGGCGCTCGCCCCGCCCACCCCGGCGGCGGATCCCGTCGCGTTCATCAACCGCCTGACGCACACTAAGGGCAAGTTCGCGCGGGAGACGTTTCGCCTGCGGCCCTGGCAATTGCGGATCGTCCGGCAGTTGTTCAAGAAGCGCCGCGACGGGCAACGCCAATACCGGACGTGCCTGCTGATGCTCCCGCGGAAAAACGGCAAGACCGAGCTGGCGGCGGCGATCGCGCTGTACGGCCTGCTCGCGGACGGCGAGACGGGGGCGGAAGTCTACTCGGCCGCGGCGGACCGGGACCAGGCCGGCCTGGTGTTCGGCGTCGCCGCGCAGATGATCCGCAATGACCCGGATCTCGATGCCGCGTGCTACATCGTCGAGTCGCAAAAGCGGATCGAGCATGCGACAAGTGGCAGCTTTTACAAGGCGATTTCCGCCGAGGCGTACAGTAAGCACGGCTTCAACGCGTCGATGGTGATTTACGACGAGCTGCACGCGGCGCCGGACCGGCGGCTGTACGACGTGCTGTCGACGTCGATGGGCGGGCGTGAACAACCGCTGCTGCTCGTGATTTCGACGGCCGGGTATGACCGGCATTCGATTCTCTGGGAGCTCTACGCGCACGCGAAAAAAGTGCAGGAGCGGCCGGCGCTCGATCCGACGTTCCTGCCGATTCTCTACGAAGCGCCGGCGGACGCCGACTGGACGAGCCCGCGCGTGTGGAAAAAAGCCAACCCGGCGCTCGGCGACTTCCGCAGTCTCGAGGACCTGCAGACGCTCGCGGCGCGCGCGCGGGAAATTCCGGCGCAGGAGAATAACTTTCGGCGGCTGTATCTCAACCAGTGGACCGAACAGGCGAGCCGCTGGATTGCGCTGGCCGACTGGGATGCCTGCCGGGTCCCGCCGGCGGGGGACCGGCTCCGCGGCCGGCGCTGCTACGTCGGGATGGACCTGAGCTCGACGAAGGACCTCACGGCGATCGTCGCCGTCTTTCCCGACGACCGCGGCCCCGGGTTTGACGTGCTGGCGCAATTCTTCATGCCGGCCGACAACATCGCCGAGCGGGTCCGCCGGGACCGCGTCCCGTATGACCAGTGGGTGCGCGACGGGCTCATGGTCGCGACGCCGGGCAACGTCGTCGACTACGCGTACGTGCGCGAGGCGCTGCGGGCCTGGGCGGCGGTCTACGACGTGCGCGAGCTCGCGTACGACCCGTGGAACGCGATCGGGCTGGTGATTCCGCTGCAGGAGGAGGATCGGTTTACGTGCGTGGAATTGCGGCAGGGGTTCGCGACGTTGTCGGCGCCGACCAAGTCGCTCGAGACGGCGATTCTCTCGCGGACGCTGCGGCACGACGGGCACCCGGTGCTGCGCTGGAACATCGCCAACATCGCGGTCGAAACGGACGCGACGGGGAACCTGAAACTGTCGAAGAAAGTCTCGACGGAACGGATCGACGGCGCGAGCGCGCTCGTGAACGCGATCCATCGGCGCGATTCGATGGCGGCGGAAAAGCGCCCGAGCTATTCCATGACCGTGGTCGGCTGAAAGGGGAACCGCCATGAGTAAGCGCCCGCCAGGCCGCCCGCGGCTGTATGACGTGCCGGCCTCGCACCGGATCACCGTCAACGTCACACCGGCGCAGCGGTTGGAGCTCCGGCGCGTCGCCAGCGACAACCGGTCCGGCATGGCGGGCGTGATCCGCGAGGCGGTCAACGAATACGTGGCCGACTACAACGAGCGGCGACCCTTTCACCGGAGGAAATAGCAACCCCGGCCGTAGCCTAGTGCGCGTTGTCCCTGACGCGCGCCTATTCGCTGCTCACGATCAAGGCCGTTGATACCCATCAACGGACGATCGCGGGCATTGCCTCGACGCCCGAGCCGGACCGCATGGGCGACGTCGTCGAGCCGCTGGGCATTTCCTACAAGAACCCCCTGCCGCTGCTGCTGTACCACGACAGTAAAAAGCCCGTCGGGACCGTCACGTTCACGGCGCCGACGACAGACGGCCTCGCCTTTACGGCCAGTCTGCCGACGGTCGACGAGCCCGGCACCCTGCGCGACCGCGTCGATGAGGCGTGGCATTCGATCAAGGCGGGCCTGCTGGCCGGCGTCTCGATCGGGTTCCGGCCGATCGAACACACGATGCACAAGGCGACCGGCGGGGTGCGGTTCCTGAAAACCGAGATCCTCGAGCTTTCCCTCGTCGCGATTCCGGCGAATGCCGGCGCGACGATTCAGTCGATCAAATCGCTTGACCTGGCCGCGCCTGGCCGTCATCCGTCCCGCGACAGGGACCCCCTTCCGATCGTGCGCGTGAAAGACGCGCCTCACATGGAACAGAAAACCCTCGGCGAACAGATCAGCAATTTCGAGAACAGCCGCGCCGCAAAACATGGCCGGATGACCGCGATCATGACCAAGGCGGCCGACGCCGGCGCGACGCTCGACCAGGCCGAGACGGACGAGTACGACGGCCTGGCGGCCGAGATCAAGGCCATCGACGCGCATCTGGTCCGCCTGCGCGCGCTCGAGTCGACCTCGATCGCGAAGGCGACGCCGATCACGGCGGCCACCCCGGGCGAGGCCAGTCAGCAGCGCAGCGGCGTCCCGATCATCTCGGTGAAAAGCAACCTCATGCCGGGGACGGGGTTCATTCGCTACTGCCAGGCGCTCGCCGTCTCGAAGGGCTCGACGCTCCAAGCGGTCGAGTACGCGAAACGCTGGCAGGATTCGACCCCCGAGGTCGAACTCATCCTCAAGGCCGCCGTCGCCGCGGGCACGACGACCGACGCGACCTGGGCCGGACCCTTGGCACCCATCAAGCCGATCACCGACGAATTCATCGCCCTGCTGCGGCCGGCGACGATTCTCGGGCGCGTCTCCGGGTTCGTGCGCGTGCCGTTCAACGTCTCGGTCGCCGCGCAGACCGGGGGCGGCACGTACCAGTGGGTCGGGCAGGGCGCGCCCAAGCCCGTCGGCAAGCTCGCCTTCGCGACCGTCACCCTCGGCATCACGAAGTGCGCCGGGATCATCGTGATCACCGAGGAACTCGCGCGGACGTCGACGCCGTCGGCGGAAGAGGTCATCAAAAAGGACATGATCGCGGGCATCGCGCAGTACCTCGATCAGCAGTTCATCGATCCCGCCGTCGCCGCCGTCGCGGGCGTCTCGCCCGGCTCGGTCACCAACGGCGTCACGCCGATCACGACGGCCGGGACGTCGCCCGCCAACGCGCGCACCGATATTCAGGCGATGGCGAACGCCATGACGGCGCTGAACATCTCGACCTCGGGCGCCGTCGTCGTGCTCTCGGAAACCAACGCGCTGGCGTTCACCAACGCGCTGAACCCGCTCGGGCAGCCGCTGTTTCCCGGCGCCACGCAGACCGGCGGCACGATCATGGGCTACCAGGCCGTCGCCTCGCAGGCGGCCGGCACGACGGTCGCGCTCATTCAGCCGAACGCGATCCTGTACGCCGACGATGGCGGCGTGACGATCGACATCAGCCGCGAAGCGTCGCTGCAGATGGATACCGTCCTCGACAACCCGCCGCTCGCGACGTCGCTCTACACGTCGCTGTGGCAGAACAACCTCGTCGGGCTCCGCGCCGAGCGGTTCATCAATTGGAAAAAAGCGCGCACGGGCGTCGTGCAGTACACCGTCGCGACGTACGGCGCGTAGTAGGGGTCACGTGGAACGCATGATCGTGCAGCGTGACGGGTACTGGAACGGCCAGTACCCGCACGTCGGCGACCTCATCGAAGTGGACGACCCGGCGCACGTCGAGACGCTCGAGCGCGCCGGCTTTGCCATCCGGAGTACCGCATGCCTGGACGAGCCCGCGAGCCCCGAGACGCCGCGGCCGGCGACTCGGTCGACGTCGTCAGCCGCACCTATCACACCGTCGACGGCGTCCCGCACGCCGAAGGCGAAACGTACGCCGTAACCACGCGCGCGCTCGCGGAAACGCTGCGCGGGATCGGGTTCGTGTCGATCGTCGGCTGGACCGAGGGCCCGATCGCCCCGCCGACGATCACCGCTCTGGCGCCCGCGACCGCCGCGGTCGGCGCGGCCGACTTCACGCTGACCGTCACCGGGACCGAGTTCGGGGCCGACAGCGTCGTCGTCTGGGACGGCGGCGACCTGGGCACCACCGTCACGTCGCCGACCGAGGTCACCGCGCCGGTCGTGATGGCGACGGCGACGGAGGGCGTGATCCCGGTGCAGGTCCGCAGCAGCGGCAACCTGTCCGATCCGGCCTCGTTCACCGTCACGGCGACGCGCCGGACGCCCTCGGATCCCACGCCGCCGCGCTACAGCCGGTAATGGCGGCCGTCCGACTCCAGATATTCGGGCGGGCGCTCGAGCTGAGTGCCAAGGCCGCGCCGCTGACCGCGCCGAATGGGATGGACAGCACGCGCGGCGGCTGGTTTCCGCTCGTCGTGCGCGAACCCTACACCGGCGCCTGGCAGATGAACGTCGAAGGCCGGCGCGATCTCGCGCTCGCGTACTCGGCCGTGTATGCCTGCGTCACGCTCATCGCCTCCGATATCGGGAAGCTCTGCCTGCAGCTCGTCGAGCGGACCGACGCGGATATCTGGGAGCCGACCGACTCGCCGGCCTTCTCGCCCGTCCTCCGCAAGCCGAACCGCTACCAGACGATCAACAAGTTTGTCGAACAGTGGATCACGTCGAAACTCATCTGGGGCAACACGTACGTGCTGAAACAGCGCGACGCCCGCAACGTCGTGACCGCCCTGTACGTGCTCGACCCGTGCCGCGTCAAGCCGCTGGTGGCGCCCGACGGCGGCATCTACTACGAGCTGCGCCGCGATGATCTCTCGGGCGAGCTCGCCGGCCTGAACCAGGAATCGATCATCGTGCCGGCGCGCGAAATCATTCACGACACGATGATCTGCCTGTTCCATCCGCTGGTCGGCGTGTCGCCGATCTTCGCCTGCGGCCTCGCCGCGATGCAGGGCCTGGCGATCCAGAACACCTCCGGGCAGTTCTTCACCAACGGCAGCCGGCCGAGCGGCCTGCTGACGGCGCCCGCCGGGATGACCCCCGAGCAGCTCGCCCAGGCGAAGACGGACTGGGAGACGTTCAACGGCCCGGCGAACGCCGGCAAGGTCGCCGTCATCACCGCGGATATCAAGTTCACGCCGCTGACCATGAACGCGGTGGACGCGCAGCTCATCGAGCAACTGAAGTGGACGGCCGAGACGGTCTGCAGTTGCTACCACGTCCAGCCGTACATGATCGGCGTCGGCCCGCCGCCGCCGTACGCCAACGTCGAACCGCTCCTGCAGCAGTACCTCGCGCAGTGCCTGCAGTCCCTGCTGACGAATTTCGAGAGCGCGCTCGATGAGGGCCTCGGCCTGCTCGATCCGATGCCCGACGGCACCCAGTACGGCACGGCCTTCGACATTGACGACCTGATCTGGATGGACACGGCGACGAAGACCGCCGCGGCGAAGGACGGGATCGGCGGCGGCGGGATGTCGCCGAATGAAGCGCGCCGGAAGTACCACGGCCTCCCGCCCCGCCCGGGCGGCGATGCGGTGTACCTCCAGCAGCAAATGTTCTCCAGCGAGGCCCTGGCGCAGCGCGACGCGAGTGACCCGTTCGCGAAACCCACGCCGGCGGCGACCGGCGCGCCGGCCAATGCGCTGCCGCCCGGCCAGGTCGCCGCGATGGCGGGGCAGTTGTTGACCAAGGCGCTGGCCGCATGACCGCCGAGGAGCTCGCCGCCGTCATCGACGGGATCGCGCCGGTGATCCGGGACTACGTCACGCGCGTGCTCGAGACGCGCCCGCCCGTGCCCGGCCCGCCCGGGCCGCCCGGCCAGGATGGGAAGGACGGCACGCCCGGCCTCCTGTTCCGCGGCGTCTGGCTCGAGGGCCACGACTACGAGCCCGGGCAGCTCGTGACCTGGGCGGGCGCCGCCTGGCACTGCAACGAACCGACGACGACCAAACCGGGCGACGGCTCGAAGGCCTGGACGCTGATGGTCAAGAAGGGCAAAGACGGCCGGGACGGCAAGGACGGCAGCCCCGGGCCCGAAGGCCCGCGCGGGAAGGACTGGCAACAGGTCTACGAGGACACGAGGCGCCGATGACGGCCTTCGTCACGCTCGACCAGGTGAAAGCGCGGCTCCGCATTACCTCGACCGCCGAAGACGCCGACCTCCAGGCGCTCGCCGACGAGGCTGAGGCGCAGATCGTCGGCTGGTGCAGCACGACGCCGCGCGCGAAGGCCATCGCCGACACCTGGACCGACGAGACCACCGTGCCGAAGGTCGTCGTCGCCGCCATCCTGGTGCAGACGGCCGAGCGGTACCGCTTCCGCGGGGATGACCCCGAGGCGCCGCCGCGGCCGGATGAGGCGGGCGACCTGAGCGTCACCGTGCGCGAGCTCCTGCGCGCCTATCACGACCCGGGGATCGCATGAGCCCGACCGCCGCCGGCCTGCGCCGCCAGCCGGTCACGCTCAGTGCGCCGACCGCGCCGGTCCCGGATGGCGACGGTGGGTACACGCAGACGTACGCGGCGCTCGCCCCGGCACTCTGGTGGGCGGCGCTCGCCCCGGCCCCGCGGACGGCGCGGACCGCCGAGACAACCAGCAGTGACACGGTGACCGCGCACGCCACGCACGTCATCACGGGCGGGTACCACCCGGGCATCACGTCGCAAACCCGCCTGGTGTGGACCGACCACGGCGGCCGCGTGCACACCGCCGAAGTCCTCGATGTGCAGGATCCCGCCGGCGCGGGGATCGAGACCGTCGTGCTCGCGTCGGAGGTCACCCCGTGAGCCTGGTGCTCGACGGCCTCGCGGATCTGAAGCAGGCCCTGCTCAATCTCCCGAAGGAGCTGCAGGCGGAAGCCGGGCACGTCGTGCAGGGCCACGCCAACGCGGCGGCCGTCAAGATCAAGGCCGCGTACCCGCGGATTACCGGCCGGCTGCGCGACAAGGTGAACGTGACGTACGACTTGACGACCGGCGTCGCCGCGAGCGCCGTCGTCAAAAACCCGTCGCCGCTCGCCTACATTTTCGAGAACGGCACCGAGGCGCGGCACTACACGACCGTGAACGGGAAACTGCACCAGACCGGGCGGATGCCGGGCTTCCATGTGTTCATTCCGACCGTCATGCAGGAACGCCGCGTGATGTATCTCGATCTCAAGGATCTGCTGGTCCGCAAGGGCTTCGCGGTCACCGGCGATGCGTAACAGTTCCGATCTCGATGCCGCGCTCGTCGCGCACCTCGGCTCCGATCCGACGCTGCTCGCGCTCTGTCCCAACGGCGTGTATGTCGACGAGGCCGCCGCGGGCTCCACGCGCTTTGTGATCGTCTCGCTCGTCGACGCGGTCGACGTGCCGATGCAAGGGCCGGACGGGCACCGCGCGATCGAGGATGCGTTGTACCTCATCGAAGCGCGCATGCTCTCGACGGCCGGCGGCAATATCAACGCCGCCGCCGCGCGCATCGACGAACTGCTCGAGGACGTCCCGATCACGGCGCCCGGGTCGGCCAACCCGATCCCCGGCTACGCGTGGATGATGACGGGCCGCGAAAACCGCGTCCGCCTCACCGAACGCGACGACATCGATCCGACCATTCGCTGGTTCCGCCGCGGCGGGCACTACCGCCTGATGATGAGTTGTGAGTAACCGAACCCCACGGGTCTACAGAAGGAGCTGAGTCATGGCACGTATTCACGGGAAACACGGACAGGTGATGTTGGACCCGGAGCCGGCGACCACGCCGCCGGTGTCGCCGACGCCGCTCGCCGACATCAACGATTTCACCCTCGACCTCTCGACCCAGCGCGTCGAGGTGACGTGCTTCGGCGACACGAACATCCGCCGCGTGACCGGGCTCCCCGATTTCGCCGGGACCCTGGGCGGGTTCTGGAACTCGGCCACGAGCCCGGCGCTCTTCAACGTGATCCTGTCCATGCTGCCGGCCTGGTTGCGGCTGATCCCGGACTCGACCGACGCCACGTTTTTCTTTGAAGGCCTCGCGAACATCGATGGCTCGATCAAGGTGTCCGCGACCGGCGCCGTCTCGTTCAGCGGCAAATGGGACGCGGCCGACAATTGGACGATGCTGCCGGCCGTGCCGTAAATGCCCGGCGCCGTGATCCGCGGCGTCACCGCGCGCATTGTCTGGGCGCGGTTTCCGGCCGCGGTCGTGGAAGGCTACACGGTGACCCGGTCGCGCGCCGGGGCGTGGTCCCTGACCGCGGCGACCGTCATCTCCGCGAACGCCTACAACCTGCGTCAGACGCCGCTGACCTTGGTCGCCCCGACCGAGCATGGCGAGTGGCGCTGGCCGATTCGGACGCCGATCGTCGGCGACCGGCCGCCGTTCCACATTGCCGCCGACCTGGGAGACCTCGAGGAGATCCGCCATGAACCGCTTCGTGCGACCCGATGAAATCACGTTGCCGCTCACGCACGGCGACACGATCACGATCCGCCGCGAACTGACGCACGGGGAACGCACCGCGCTGTACCGCCGGACCTATGTCGAGCAGCAGGGCCAACTCGTCCGCGACCCGCTCCTGACGGGGATGGCCGTGGTGACCG